TTCTATTATTTATTTATCAATTTTATTTTTTAATTCAATCGATTTGCTTTCCTGAGCAGATGTGATAAAACACCATCCCAATAGTTCTTACCCCATTCGGAAGTAACCCTGTTTCTTGCAATATACGCAAGATCGATTCTTCTACACAGATTTGTGTCTGCTGTTGATGAAATCATTTATCGTTATTAGTGATACGCATCACTTCCTTCACGGGGGTTGTATGACAAACTGTGAACCAGTAATCATGTTTTTTAAGCTCATTTCTCATTATCTTGTAATTGTCCATTCCCCTTATGGAAAAGGTAGTGTATTTTTTGGGAGATTCATATACAGCGAATGTGTACAATGTTTCCACTTATTACATTTCCCCCCAACCAGCACTGGCCAGCCAATCGTTGTCGGCCGCAACATTTTCTTCATGTCTGGTAATACGCAACATTTCATTAGGATTATTAGCGCATTTGTCGCAGATTGCTCGACCACCATGAGGATTGGTAAGGCCGCATTTGACAAATACCTCTCTGTAATCATATCCTCTAGGGATATAATAACTAACTTTGTTTTCACAGCTCATTCGGCATTCTCCTTTTTCCGCGTGTTTGTCCCGGGCTCAACTTTCTCGGTCACTTCGCTTTCGGCCCAGGAATTACCGGCCGCGATCGAGGGCGTTCCTTTCGCCCCCGTCAGAGCGTAGATTTTTCCAGGCTCAGGTTTGTCAATCTTAGGCATCGTAAACCCCCAATACTCCCGCGTTGATCCACTCGGCGAAGAGCCCGTTCTTTTCGAGGACCGCGTTGATCTTGAGGCTCACCCCAAAACCATCGAGCCCGGGCCCGCCAAACTCTTTCCAGTAATCCGCCCATATTTCAGGGTGGTTGCTCTCCCCGCTGATCGCGAAGTGCTCGCCCCATCCCATATCGGGGTAGATCACCGGCGCCCCCATTTTTTTGAGGGCGTCGAAGGCCGTCTTGGCGTGTCTCTTCATGCCGCCACCATTTTCAGTATCATCTTTTCGAAGGCCGCGGCCGTCATGTTCGAGGCGTTGGTGCTCAATCCGATATGGGCCTCGACGTCTTCCGCGGAAATCGGGGCGGCTCCAAACGCTTCGAGCGCCGCGGCCCGCCCCAGGAAAACCGGCCAATTCTTCTCAGTGATCTTATTTATCCCAACGCCCATCGTTGCCCAAATCAGGGTATTGGTTGTCGGGTTCAAGTGGAAGGTTTCCCCGTCGTCGTTGGGGAGCCAAACGAGCTCTTCGAAGTTCTCGATTTTGTCAACTTTCCAGTCCAAGCTCATGCTGTCTCTCCTTTCAGTGATCGCCCGCGGGAATTGATCTTGGTCAGCAATTCCAAACCGCGATGGATCTCGGTGCGCGTTGCCTTGCCGGTCATTACGCGCCGGTCGATCCGCCGCTTCTCCGCTGTCTCTTTCTTGGTCAACTTCATTTTCATCCTTCTTCCATCCAACGTTTCATCTACGTTCACCATCAATATACAGAAAGGTATATACCCCGTCAACCCCCCCCATCAATTTTTTTTGCTTTTTCTAAAACGGCCTCGATCCGATCGAATTCGGTTTCGTATGCCTTCGATCCTCGGCGCCCATGATGCTTGGCGATGATATCGCAAACGAGTTCGGCGCCTCGGCCGCGGGGCAGATGCCCCTTTCGCAAATCCCCGGCCATGCTATCGCAGAACCCATGCCGCCCATCCCATAGATCGTCCCCGAGCGGCGTTAGGAGCTTGATCAGGGGGGCCCGCTTCTTCTTCTCGGCCTTGGCCGCGTCAGCCTCTTTCTTCGCCCATAGCTCGGCGTTGGTGAGCCCGTCATTCCGATCGCGCTCGGCATCGAGGCGGGCAACTCGGGCGGCTTCGAGCTTCTCGGCCCGCTTGGCCCGGGCCCGTTCGAGAGCGGCGTATTCCTTTTCGTTATAGACGCGCCGCGCTACCTTGCCCTTGCCGAGGCACTTGAAGCAGTTCCCCGGAACCCCACCGGGATCGTATCGGAGCCAGCGAGGATCATCCGCGCCCCCCGCGCCGCCGCATCGATCGCATCGATCGTTGGCGTGGGTCTTGCCCCGGAGAAGGGCGACCTTCCCCGAGGGTGAGGCGCCGTATGAGAAGCGGTATTTCATCAAATCTATCCCTTGTCTTTCACAACCACCCAAATTGTCCGCGAGTGGTACTTGGAAAAAACTTCTTCCCCGTAGTATTCCCTGAGCGCCGCGTTTGCTTTGATATATACGCCCAAGAGCTTATCGTAGAGCCGCCGGGGCGCTCTACGACCAGCCAGAACAACAATCCAGGAGATTTCGAGCCAATCCTTGTTGGCGCGGTTGAAGTCCCGCCACATGGCAAGCTCGGCCGGTGTGGTGATGGGGAAACTCACATCAGTTCCGCCCATCCCGGGGATGTCACCATCACGAGCGATTGCGAGGTATTTCATCAAAGCGCCTTCCATCCGTTCTTCCAATACTCGATCGAGGTGCATCCCCAATTAGGCATCCCGTAATCGTCCAGGGGCCCGAAAGCGTCTTCGCTCCCGGCGTCCCCAACGAAACGGCCCTTCGCGTAGACTTCCCCGTCCCCATCGAGCAAGCGGAATTTGGCGCCTTCGCCGGGGCTCGGCTTCACCGCGCCGCGGGGGCCCCAAACTCCAACGGCTTCACCGTTATCGATGAGGTCTTCTTCGATGATCCATGCGTAAGCCATCATGCGGCCCTTTTCAAAAAGTCGGGGATCGCCAGGAGATCCTCATTATCGACCGCCGCGGGCGGCGCCGGGGGAACAACCGGCACGGCGCCGGTCCCCCGCTTGTACTCTTTTATCCCGGGGTAGACCTTGCGGGCGTTTTTCAAGTGGGTGAAATAGTCGACAACCTTGCCGCTCGGATCCCGAACCCGGATCCCGGCAACCCCGGGGCTCAACTTAATCCGCCCCGATTTAATGCGTCGGTAAGTGAATTTCTCAGCCATCAAAAACCACCGTGGATTTTTATGTCTTCGAGGATTTCGTTTTTCATTGTTTCAATGAAGTTTCGGCATTCCGCGTTAGTCCCCTCGAAAAGAACCTTCTCAGTTTCCCCACATTCAACGATGAAGTTATCAATCAAATAACTTTCCCCATCATCATCGTTTTTTTCCCAAACCCCGTACCTTGGCTCAGCCATCAAAAACCACCTTTCATTGCTAGTGCGAAGAGGAAAAATGCAAACGTGGGAAGCCCGAGCTTGAGAGTGATTTCCCAAAACTCGATTTTCCCGATCGAAGAGAGCTCGGCGGCGACCGCCCAACCCCCAACAATCTCGCTTGTTCCACCATGTTTCATTTATCGTCCCCTATCCGTTCACCTTGAATATAGGGGTGGTATATACTATTGTCAACCCCTAATTTGCATTTTTTTGAAAAAAGTTTTGGAGCCCCAAATGGCGCGGAAAACCCCCATTTTCTTCAAGATGGAGGCTGATCTTGTCGATCGTTTACGCATTCAGGCCGCGGTCGATGACGTTTCTATCGTCTCGATTGTCGAGGCCGCCGTGGATCAAGCTTTGGCCGAGCGCCAAGCGGCGAGCGAAGTGGCGGCAACATGGGCGTGAGGCCCAATAAATTCAGCGCCGTGCGGACGACGGTCGACGGGATCACGTTCGCCTCGAAGCGGGAAGCCGCTCGATATGGCGAGCTCAAGCTTCTCGAACGGGCCGGGGAGATCTCCCGGCTGAGCCTTCAACCCGAATTTGTGATCACGATCAACGGGGTCAAGATCTGTAAATACATTGCCGACTTCCGATACGTTGATCCTTCCCGGATCGGGCCCCGCGGCCAAAAGGGAATGATCGTGGTCGAAGACGTCAAGGGGGTGAAAACGGCCGTCTACCGGCTCAAGAAGAAGATGACCGAGGCGTTCTATCCCGGATTGATCATCGATGAAACATGATTATCATGAAGGGAAACGGGGCACGGTATTGTTGCGATGCGGCTCAACGGTATTGTTGCGATGCGGCTCACATGATCGCCGAGGGGATCAAGCCGCTTCCGAGTGGGACCAACGTTTGCTCGCCGCGTTGCGCCCGAGCTCTTTCTGAGGCGGTTGCCCAGGAAGGTTTGGGTCCGATTGTAGACGGCCACCGCATAAGGGGCAGGGGATGATCGACAGTGAATGCGATAAGTATCTTTTGCTCGACAATGAGATCCGAGCGCCGCTCACCTTCGAGGAATGGTGCGAGGAAAACGAGATGCCCGTAAGCGAGACTTCCAAGGCCGGTTACGGGGAATATTACAGAAAGTTTCACGCAGAATGACGGGGGTTTTTCCACATGATTATCCACCTATCGCCCGAGCTCTTGGATCGAAGCCGGGAATTCGGGGGCCGCGTTGTCGCGTCTTACGCGGCCGGTAACAAGCCTCGATCTCAGGCAGTGGTAGTGAAGGAGAAGCCCCCGATCGACGGCAACGTCGAGGTTCAAGCAATGGCTCGGCGGTGCGAATGCGCCGCGGCGATCGCGCTCGGGCTCGATCCCGTTGCCGTGCTCGATTGGTCCGATAGCCCCGATCGCGGCGCCGACTTCCAATTCGGCGGATACGATGTCGACGTCAAGGGGACCGATCACCCTTTCGCTCAACGCTTGATATGGCCGGTGAGCAAGAAGCACCTTTATGAAGATCACGCGGCCGAGGTTTTTATCGGGGCCCAAAATGGGCGGGGCCGAGATTTTGATAAAATAATGATCCACGGTTTTACCCACAAAGATGATTTCCGCGCTCGGCGCCGCACGGCCGCAGGTGAACGGGGTATCGTGGACGGGACTTGGTATATGCTCTTTAACGAGCTCGTTAATATCAGCATTTTGCGTCATTGGGGGGGAGATAATCTTGGCTAGATCTTACCTCAGGCACCCCGATAGCTTCTTCGCCGGGACGCGAACGCTCACGATGGAGCAACGCGGCGCTTATAACGATTTCCTTGATCTCTATATCTCGAAGGATGGTCTTCTCGAAGATATCGACAAGCTCAGGCGGCGCGAATTGGCCGTCGATATGAGGCTCTACAAGAGGCTGAAAAATGAGCTCATCGAGGCCGGTAAAATCGAGGTGATCAACGGCATAATTACACCGCTTAACGCACAGCTATCGCTTAGTAAGAGCTTAGCTACCAGCATAGCTGGACAACAAGCGGCGAATAGCAGATGGGCTAAACATAAGAAAATAAACAAAAAGCGCGATGCGATCGCTATGCCTCTATGTTATAAGAGTAGTAAGAAGAAGAAAGATACCCCCCCTAAGGCCCCCCCCAAGGTCGAAAACCCGAGAAGAAAATCGAACGGAAAATCACCCATCCCCGAAAACTGGACGCCGCCAGATCGGGCCCATCAAATCGGAATAGCAGAAGGATTTAATTCCAATGACGTCCAATGGCTCGCGGAACAATTCCAAGACAGCGCAATCGCTAACGCCAGAAAATACTCAGATTGGGACCGAGCTTTCTACAACTGGATCCGATCGCCGTACTCCCACACCGCGATTAAAACCCGAAACGCTGGCAAAGAGGGCGAAGGAAATCAGGGCATCTTTGCCATCCTCAGTCATGCGGGCTATGATCATGGATCTTGATCAGAATTACAGCCTCAGGCGCATCCGCTTCGATCCCAACATGGAGATCCCCCCAATCGATCAGGCAAACGCGATCGCATACCTTCACTCAGTCTGCCAACCGGCCGGTCGACGCGAAACCCTCGAATGGCTCGCCGAGCTTAAATTGCTTACTCGAACCCGATCGATGACCGATAAGGAGCTCGGCTTGACCTTCGCCTCACTCGCCGATCGCCTCGCCGACTTCCCCGGCGAAGTCGTCTTCACCGTTCTCAAACGCTGGCCCGAAAAATCCAAATGGTTCCCAACCCTCAACGAAATTCTCGAAGACATAAAAATCCACAACGAACGCAACCTCATCCTCAACGCAATCACCAATCACCAACCTCAGGAGAAAGCCGAATGACCAAGGTTATCTACGATCTCGCCGTGAAAACTGGATCCTACATCAAGGATGGTCAAACCAAGGGCCGATACCTCAACGTAGGCAAAATCATGGAAGACAAAGACGGCGGAAAATTTGTAATCATGAACCGAGCCTTCAACGCCGCGGGCGTCCCAAATCCCGAAAACCGCGATACCGTCCTGATATCATGTTTCACTCCGAAACCATTCGCGGCGCCAGCCCAACAGCCCGCACCCGATCAAGGGATGGACGATGATCTCTCGTTCTAAAAAAAAGAAATCCCAAAGCGATCTCGGGCCTGAGGAAAAACTGAAACACGGCGAATATACCGTCGAGGAAACCATGATCCCCGGCGTCCTCAGGCTTCGAAATCGTGAACATGATCCCCTCGATCGATGCTTGAACCGAAACCAGATCACCCGCAAGCAATACGACGCGGGAGTGCGTTTTCAGAAGGATTTTTATATCGCTCGAATGACCCCATATTTCGCCTCGCCTAACCTTAGCGGTCTAAGGCTGGGCCCAATTGCCGATAGTGCCGATCGAGTGATAATGGCTCGCGATCGGGTCCAAAAAGCCATAAGCCAACTCGGCGTCATGCTCACCGATTGCGCCATCAATATTGTCGGGTCAGGGCACTCAGCCGCCGATTGGGCAAAAGGTAAAAATATCGCGAGCAGATCAGGCATCGACATACTACGCCTAGCACTATCCGAGCTCGCGAAACACTATCGCTTGACTTGAGTGGCATTCGAGTGGTAAAAAAATATATCTTGGTCTTGGTGACTTCATAATCGCCACTTGGAAGATCGAGAAGGCGCCGCCGAAACGTTCCCTCAGTCCGTCTCTCGCGGCGCCGCTCGCATTCAAGGTGAGCTCATGGGAAGACCGTCCCTTAGAACCCCCGAGCGCGTTCAAGCAATCATCGATCGTGTGCGCCTCGGCGCAACCCTCAAGGCCGCTTGCAAAGCCGAGCACGTTAGCGACAGAACGATGAGAGAATGGCGCCAAGGGGATGAAGAGCTCGAAACCCAAATCTTCAACGCAAGGCTCGCAGGGATCTGGCCCAAGCTCGAAGCCGCGGAAGATGCACTCAGAAACGCCAAGGATCGCGACGCCGCCATCATTGCAGACAAAATCGCAAACCATACTCGATGGCTCGCCGAAAAACTCTTGGCAGTTTTCCAACCAATCCAGAAGTCCGAGGTCGAGCATATCGGCCCCGTGGTGATCGGCTGGCAACCAAGAGCGATCGAAGAGGGGCAACCCCCCAAGATCATTGATCACGCCAGTCCTGAGCAATCCTCGGGGATCGTGGAGCTAGGCAGTGACGGTTAAATGGTGGGATGCCTAGATATACTGGGTAAGACCCGGCGTTTATCCCTGCGTGGCAACAGAAGAGGGGT